CTCGCCGTCTTCTGCGTCGCGGTATCCGCCGTCCCCCCAGCGGAGCGGGCGGTCCAAGTCGGCCGCGTCGTCTTTCACGGGGTAGTGGACACCGTCGACGAAGACGACCTGCCCCGTGTATTTGCGTGGCATGTCTCCTCCTACTTCTTGGCCGCGGTCTTGGACTTGGCTTTCGCCGGTTGCGGAGCGCCGAGGCCGGCGAGGTTGTCGGTCGTGGTCGACTTCGTCCCCTCACCCTTCGGGTCGTAAAACCCTTTGCCTCGGCGCTCCCTGTACGGCGTCATCGTCCTAGTTGTCCGGGGTCGGCATCGACGCGAACGTGTTGAGGTTCGGGCCGGGACCGCCGAGAATCTTGCCGACCTGCTCCTCCGAGCTGCCGCTGACGTTCGGCTCCATGACGTAGTCGTCCGGGCCGGGAGATGCAACGTCACCGGGTGCGGGTGACGCGCTCGAGTCCGTACCACCGTCCGTGGGCATCGTCTGCCCAGACGGGTTGTACGGCTCGGGGCCTACCGGCATCCCGCCGGCGTTCTCCTGTGTGCCTGTTTCCATTGCTGGCATGTCTGCCATTGGCTTGCTCCTTTCGAGCTATAGAAGAGTCAGCGTGTTGTAGTAGACCGACACCTGCAACGTATTGGCTGGGTCACCGCCCGTGAAATTGCCGGCGAGTGCGTTCGTTGCCGCGAGGAGTAGTGCCACGTTCGTTTGCCCCGGTTCGTCATTGCTCCCCGATACGGCCACGACAAAGGAGGAGGCGCCATTGGCGATTGCGGTCGGGCCGAGGACGGCGTAGTTGCTAGCGCCCTCGGCAAGCACACCGGACACCCCGCTGTTCGCTATCTCAACGAACGCAACAAGGAACGTGAGTGACCCTGTCGGGCTATACCCAACCTTCAAGACGGCGTGCGCGTCAATGTTCGTGTAATCGGCCGTCCAGTCGAGGTAGAACACCGCTAGGAACGGGATCAGCACCTTCCCGGCGCCCGGCGCGGCTACGAGCTGCACAGGGGTAGTAGGCAGCGCTAGCACCTGCGCGTTCGTCAGCTTGACACTCGCCACACTGAGCACGCCCCCGCCCCCGCCCCCGCCTGCGCGTTTCGCCGCGACCGCTGCGATTGCCCTCTCTGATTGACCCATCGTGCGCAAATAGACCTCATCTGCGGTTGCAGGCGAATCGTCTAGAACAGCGCCTACCTCCGCGACCGATTCCTTCTCGTAGCCAGTCAGGATTCCTGTCACTAGCTGTTCAGGCTCCTCTCATTTCGCGGGGAGGGTCCGGCCTCTGCGTGCCGGACCCTCCCTTTGCCGTCTTGCCCTTACCCGTCTTACGAGGCGGTCGTGATGAGTGCGAACGATCCGTCGTCGACAACATCGGCCTCGAACGCGCCGATGATGCCAACCTCGACACCACCGATCGCAGGCTCGACGACGCGAAGCTCGACCGGAGCACCAGCCGTCTCCGCAACGAGCAGGCCTGCCGAATCTCCGACGATGATCGTGCCGCTGTCGAGTCCACGCGAGATCACGATGTTCAGCGGCCCGATGTTCTGACCGTTGACCGACATGAACTGCGTGAACGCGTTGGACGTGAGGCCCAGGAAGTAGCCGAACCTGTCCGGGGCGAGGTAGATCGTGTCGGCGACACGACCGCTGTTCGCGAACACGGCTGCGTATCCGGCACCGATCCCGGTCATCATCTGGGCGAACGTGTCGGTCGCCCCGACCTGGGTCCCGATCCGGTGCGTGTACGCGGAGTCGGTGACCGCCTTCGCGGCGTCCTGCTCCGTCTTGAGCGCGTAGTCGGCTGCGGCCAGGTCGAACCACAGGGACAGCGCGTCCGGGGTCGTCCAGTTGATCGCCTGCCACGACAGGTCGCCGCCACCGAGATAGGTGGACGCGGTCTGCGTGACGAGGTCGACAACCATCCCCTGATTGCCGGCCTCGGTCTTCTGCGTGTTCTGGACCGAGACGATCGGGCGGGTGCTGACCTTCGGGTAGGTGAGCGTGCCCCGCATCAGCGACGTGCGCATCGCGGAGTTGACCAGGTTACGGTTCTTGTTGATGATCTGGAAGATCTGGTCGAGGTACTGCGGGGTCTGCAGGCCGGCAACGTTCGAGGAGAGCGTGTTCGCCGGTGTGCGCTGCAGCAGTGCGAGCCGCTCACGCGCCTTGAGCACTACGTCGTTGCCGCCGGCCAACTGTGCGATCTTGCTGCACTCGGTCGAGCCGCGGGTGAGGATCAGGTCACGCGCGTAGCTCGCGAAGTCGTTGTAGACGGTCTCGCCGTCGGCGTTGAACTCGACGCCGTCCTCGACGGCCATCTGCTGCCGCGCCTTCTTCGCGACCGCGATTGCCGATCTCGTTGATTCGATGTCCTCTGCCAGCTGGGTCGTCTCCGCGTCGATCTCGGTGACGCGGTCGCGGTACTTGAGGATGTGCTCTTGCTCGACTTCGGTGAGCGTCTTGTCCTCGCGAGAGTTGAGTTGCGCGTTCAGCGCCTCCCATTTCTCGGTCGTGATCTCGCGCTCCTCGAAGAGCATCGCCAGGCGGGTTTCCGCCTGAGTGGTCGATGCGGACATCGGTTACACCTCCGAACTGGTTGGCATGGACTGACTTGGCTGGCGGGTGTCGATGCCAGGGGTGCCGGTCTGTGCCGGGGTGCCTGCGTGCTCGAGGTGCGCCGTGTGGTTCAAGCTAGGTAGATGAACTGGTCGAGTTGAATGAGGTGAGGATCTTCTCGAGGCGTGCCCTGGCCGCGTCTCGCTGCGCCTGGGTCGCGTCGTTCGGGAAGCCCTGGCCGATCCGTGAGAGGGCGGCCTTGACGCCGTTGACGTTGATCGCTCCGGAGCCTGGCTCCTTGAAGGGGAGATGGCAGCGGGCCTTCGTCTTCGGTCCGCCGGCACCGTTGAGGTCGATCGCTGCGGCGGCGCAGTACGCCTCCGGGGAGTCCCAGCGCGACTCGGCTCCATCCCATGGCTGCTCCGTGTACGCGCGGGCAAGAAGGATCGCCATGCCTTCGGGGAGGTCGATGCCGAGTTCTGCGCAGCGTTCAATGATCGCGAGGTTCGGCGGTGGCGGGAGAAGTTCCTCGTCCACGATCTGCTCCTCACGCAGCGAAAGAATCGCAGCGTTCGAGTAGGCAGGCCCGGTAGCGAGCGCAACGCTGTCGAGATGCGCGACCTGTCGTTGCACGATTCCATCGCTCGTGCGCGTCGAGCGGATCGGCAGGAACTCCGCCGAGACGCCATCGTAGCCGCCATTCAGGACGAGCTCGCGCGCGGTCATCGCGTCCGGCGTGTCGAGGAACTTGAACTCCGCGTCATACCCATCGTCGCCCTGGGTTAACTTCACCCCAGTGCCGACGATGCCGGATGTGCCGGACTTTCGGCCACCGCTCTCGTCGAGCGCTGCGTGGTCGGAACGAAGTCGGATGCGGTGCGCGTGCGGCTCGTTGCGCGCGAACGCGCCCGGCATGAACTGTTCCTTGTACGGCTTGAAGTCGGGCGGGTCAGCGACGTCTGCGACCTCGTTGAAGGGGACTACCCGGACGTTGATCGTGCGTCCGTCGCCGGGTTCGGCATGGACGGCGAAGGTGCGGACGAGGATGTCACGCCCGACCTTGGCCTCCTCCACCACTTCGCTCATCATTTCCTCCCTAGTCCGACCAGCCTGGGTGTCGGCTGGTTTGCTTGTGCCGGTGAAGCACCAGCTGTCGGTGGCGCATCCGGCGTCTGCGGCGGATAGTCCTGCGAGGCTGCGGCGGCCTGCGGGTCGTCCTCTTCCGTAGCGAACGGTCCCGTGGTGACGCCCGTCTCCTGATGGAGCGGCTGGAACGTGTCCTTCGCGTCGAACCAAACCCACTGCCCAGCCGGTAGCGCCTGCGACGTGAACGCGTCAGCGATCCGCTTCGCGGTCGGCCGCAGCTCGAACCGCCACCACATCTCACCGAGTTGGCCGGGGTTCTGGTAGGTGAGGCTCGAGTTGCCTCGGCTGCCGCCGACTGTCATGTTCAACATTACGGCGGGGATCCCGTACGCGGATGCGAGGTTGACCGCGTTGAACTCCTGGTTCTCCAGCAGCGCCAGATCCTTCGGGTTGAACGAAAGTTGCTCGAAGTCGAGCTCCGGCGGCAGGACCGGCGGCGCACCAGAACGTTCGGCCGTCCGTGCCTGCCACTGCGTCTGGATCGCTACTGCCTGCGCCTCGGTCAGTTTCCGCTGCGACTTCAGCGCAACCTTTGGGACGCCGCCCGTGTTCACCTCGA